CTACGAACTATTCAAGATACTGGCTGATGGCTTCCCTACGACAGAGTTACGGTTAATCGACCTGACACTGCGGATGTTCACGGAACCAAAGCTGACGTTGGATAAGACGGCTCTGACCGACCACTTGGCTGACGTTCAAGCTAAGAAGGAAGCCCTGATGTCGAAGCTGAACTACGACAAGGCCGATCTGATGTCGAACCCGAAGCTGGCCGATCTCCTGGAGTTTCATGGTGTCGTGGTGCCGATGAAGGTTAGCCCTGCCAATGGTAAGCAGACCTACGCTTTCGCTAAGTCGGACGAGGCGTTCAAGGAACTGCTCGAGCATGAGAACATACAGGTACAAGCCATCGTCGCTGCGCGGCTGGGCGTGAAGTCCACATTGGAAGAGACACGCACCGAACGGTTCATCAACATCGCAGACCGAGGCACACTACCTATCCCACTGCGCTACTACGCTGCCCACACTGGACGCTGGGGCGGTGATGACAAGGTGAACATGCAGAACCTACCGCGCAAGTCACCGCTGAAGAAGGCGATACGCGCACCAGACGGGTACTTGCTGGTCGATTGCGATTCATCACAGATTGAAGCGCGAACCTTGGCGTGGCTGGCTGGACAGGATGACTTGGTCGAAGCCTTCGACAAGGGCGAGGACGTGTACAAGATCATGGCGTCCGCCATCTACAACAAACCAATCGAGGATATCACGGACCCCGAACGCTTCGTAGGCAAGACCACCATCCTTGGTGCAGGCTATGGCATGGGCGCTGCCAAGTTCAAGGCCCAGCTGAAGACCTTCAATGTCGATATGGAACTGGGCGAGTGCGAGTACATCATTAGGGTATACCGTGAGACCTACCCGATGATCCCGCGCCTGTGGAAGCAAGCCGGACGTGCGCTTGATGCGTTGATAGCTGGGCAGACTGCACCCTTCGGGCGTGATGGTGCGCTGGTGGTGGACGCAGACGGCATCAAGTTACCCAACGGCTTGTACATCAAGTACCCACGGCTAAGGACACAGACACAGGGCGATAGGCAGGAGATGGTCTATGATACCAAGAAGGGCCGAGCCACTATCCCTACCCGCATCTATGGCGGGAAGGCTGTCGAGAATGTGTGTCAGGCGCTGGCTCGCATCGTGATCGGTGAACAGATGCTGATGGTCGCACGGAAGCTACCTGTCGTGATGACCGTGCATGACGCTGTCGGTGCGCTGGTTAAGATCGATGAAGCTGATGAAGGCCGGACCTTCGTCGAGCAATGCATGCGGATCAGGCCCAAGTGGGCACAAGGGTTACCGTTGAACTGTGAGAGCAAGATAGGAGCAAGCTACGGTGGATGATGAAGAATATGAATGTCCGCTTTGGTGGCAGACCCAGGTTTCCCAAAAAGAACTGGATGCGCGCATGGCGGCAGCGACAGAGCGAGCGGAAAAAGAGACCCAAGCACAGCGCGAGCGTAGAGAGATCAACCAGCGGCGGTGGGAGGAGTTTAAGGATGTACCCAACGGTCGCAACTGGGCGATATGGAAGCGGTACAAAGCTGGGGGTGTGAGCCAGAAAAAAGTTGCGGAAGAGTTTGGTGTAACCCCTGAACGCATAAGACAAGCAGTAGCTAAGATCGACCGAGGGATACGCACGGTTCTTAATCGGGGTATGGCCACAATGTGGGACACCGTGCCTGACGAATACCGCGAAGGTACGTTGGGGATTGAGTTTGTGTTTACTAACGACCTTGTTGTTAACGACCGAGAGGGTTGGAAGGGATGGGATAAAGTAGACCGCTTCGGGCGTGGGCATACGTATTTCCCGCCAACCCCCGAGTGGCGCTCACGTGACGGACTGAACGACACGCGCCCAGCTATACCTCCCCCTGTTCACACCTACTACAAAACTATTATTGAAAAGGAGCAAACAGATGAAAATTAATGACTTTGGAATGCCAGGTTTCGCTGAGTATCAGATCGATGAAAGCTGCCACCTATATAAGGTCGAGGTCTTCGACCGTGTGGAGGACGCTGAGAAGGGAACCCATACTACGGTCGAAGGGGCACTTGTTACCCAAGACAGGGACTTGAGCCGCAACCCATCCGGTCGGCGCACTGGTGTGGTGCTACACTTCTGGAGCGAGGTGAACGCAGCGCCCGAAGATAAGTTCGTCATGTGCATATTCCAGCACAAGGGCGGCGAGTACATCGAGTTTAAAACCCTAACGGAGTATGAAGGAGAATAGATATGGAAATTATATCAGTAGTAATAAGCGCGGCTACGCTGGCCTTCTTTAGTTACCAGCTTGGTAAGGGTAGTGCGGACGGGAAGGTCCTTACACTCAAGCGCGAGAACGAGCGGCTCAATGCCGAACTGCACAAGCTGACGGACCGCGACGAGCGTGGCCGATTCAAAGGGGGTAAGAAATGACTGAAGAAAAACGTCCAAGCATTATGATTGCCACCCCCATGTACGGGGGCATGTGCACGGGACACTATGTGCAAGGCTTGTTGATGACCATGGCTAAGATGCGTGACTTAGGCGTCAACGTGGCATGGTGTCAGATTATGAACGAGAGCCTTATCACCCGTGCACGTAACGACTTAGCACGAGTGTTCCTTGAGAGCGACCATGACTACCTCATGTTCATCGACGCTGACATCGGCTTTGACGCAGAAGCTATCGCGCACCTGCTTCTGGCCGACAAGGACATCGCATGCGGTATCTACCCCAAGAAGGAAGTAAACTGGGATAGCGTCAACCGTGCTGCCGTTGCAGGTAAGACGGACCTTGCGGACCATGCCGGAGCCTTTGTGTTCAACATGGTAGGTGGTAGCGATGTGCACACAGACGAGACAGGCTGCATCGAAGTCCGCCACGGCGGCACAGGCTTCATGCTCATCAAGCGTAGTGTTTTTGAGCAGCTGATACCGCACGTGCCGACCTACCGCACGTCGTCGTTCAAAGACCCAGTGACAGGCGAATATGCCAAGCCTTTGACCCACGAGTTTTTCGCCACCAGCATCGACGATACCGGTGCATTGTTGAGCGAAGATTACCATTTTTGTGAACTGTGGCGCAACCACGGCGGCAAAATACACGCCCATCCGTTCATCAAGTTGTATCATGTAGGCACGTATGTGTTTGGTGGTGACATCCTAAAGAGCGGCGGCAATCTTAAATAAGGAGCAAATGAAATGAGAAAGAAAGAAAAAGCAGCAGCAATCATCAAACTGTTAAAGAAGGGTATGACCCCCAAGGAAGTCAGGGACCGCATTGGGGTAAGCTACAACTACGCGTGGAAACTGAAGAAGGATTTGGAGAAAGCGGTGGATGAAGTGCTGAAACCCAAACCCGAACCCGAAGTCACGGCCAAAGCCGGTGAGTATATCGTAGTCGAGGGCGCTAAGGACGCACAAGAGGTAGACGCAATCCTTGGTAAACGGGGCGAACAGTATGGCTCGTTCATGCAGTCTTCGGACACGGTTATCCGGATCAAGGGCATCATGCACAATGCAGTGGCCCGGAACGAAGTGCACCTGTACCCCGACCAACTACAGGCGTTGGATATGATTGCTACTAAGATAAGTCGGATTGTACACGGCAACCCCAACCACACTGATAGCTGGATTGATATAGCTGGCTATGCTACGTTAGTGGCTGACCGTCTCCAAGGGAAAATCAGATAACATGACAGCGTGGTCCTACAGCAGCATCAAGACTTTCGATCAATGCCCAAAGAAGTATTATCATCTGAAGGTAGCGAAAGACGTCAAGGATACTGCGGGGCCAGAGGCTGACTATGGCACTCAAGCGCACGAAGCAGCCGAACACTACATCAAACACGGGACGCCAATTCCTGGCAAGTTCAAGATCATGCGTCCCGTGGTTGAAACGCTGGCACAGTTTCCAGGAGAGAAGCACACCGAGTTGAAGCTAGGTGTCAAGAAGACGGATACTGGCTACGAACCCTGTGGCTTCTTCGATAAGGACGTATGGTGGCGGGGCATCGTCGATCTGTTGATTACGAACGGCAAGACTGCCCACATGGTGGATTACAAGACAGGCAAGAACGCTAAGTATGCGGACATGAAGCAGCTGGACCTGATGGCTGGCGCAGTGTTCGTGCACTACCCAGAGATAACTAAGGTTAAATCGGGGCTGGCGTTTGTGGTGTCGAACGAGTTTCCGAAGAAGACGCACACCCGTGAGCATCTGGATACGTACCTGTCCGTGTTTGATAATCAACTAGGACAGTTGGAAGATGCGATGGATAGTGGTATGTGGAATGCCAAGACCAGCCCACTATGTGGGTGGTGTCCAGTTACGGGTTGTGAACATTACCGCCCTAGGAGATAGCCGTGCCGTACAAGAATAAAGCTGACCGCAAGTATACAAACGCCGCCAAATACGAAGCGCAACCCGAGCAAGTGAAGAACCGAGTTGCTCGCAACGCTGCACGGCGCAAGCTTATGAAAGCGGGTAAGGTCAGTAAGGGAGACGGCAAGGATGTCGCTCACGTGAAAGCCTTCGACAAAGGCGGAGCGAACAAGAACGGTGTACGCGTAGAGAGTGCGTCTAAGAACCGCTCCTTCAAGCGGGACAGCAAGCGCAACCTAGTGTCGGAAACCAGTACGCGGGAACGCAAAAAGAAATAACCCGCGCAAGGAGCAAACTAATGCGGATCGTTGAAGACAAAGTCCTCCTCGTGGAGACACGGGACCCTGATGCTATTATATCGACAGTAAAGAAAAGCGCCTTGATGGAGACCCATCGCGGATCGTCCAAGGTTGCTGTGCATTGGGGACTGAAGGAAGCCCAGGCTTTAGCTGCCCTTGGACATGATGCGCCTTCACCGTTGCTGCGTGACTACCAGTGGACGGGTAAGTTCGCTCCGTTCGAACACCAGAAAACCACAGCGTCGTTCCTCTCACTCCGCAAGCGAGCATTCTGTTTCAGCGAGGCGGGCACAGGCAAGACAGCCAGCGTGATCTGGTCGGTAGACTACCTCATGCGGTTGGGTAAGGTTAAGCGCGTCCTTGTGCTCTGCCCACTATCGATCATGAAGGCTGCATGGCAGCAGGACCTGTTTAAGTTCGCGATGCACCGCTCGTGCAGTGTAGCTCACGGTAGCGCCGAACAACGCAGGAAGATTATCGCCGCTGGCTCCGAGTTCGTCGTCATCAACTTTGATGGGCTGGCTGTGGTCAAGGACGAAATCATCGCAGGCGGCTTCGATATGATCGTGGTGGACGAGGCGACAGCCTACAAGAACCCGCAGACAACGCGGTGGAAGATACTCAAGGACATCGTCAAAGAGATAGACCCTTGGCTATGGATGCTTACTGGTACGCCAGCCGCGCAGTCGCCCGTCGATGCTTATGGGTTGGCTAAGCTGGTGAACCCAGAGGGTTGCCCCAAGTTCTTCGGTGCGTTCCGCGACTCGGTGATGTACAAGGTGACGCAGTTTAAGTGGGCCGTGAAGCCGCAAGCCCAGTCCATCGTGCATCGCATCTTGCAGCCAGCGATCCGGTTCGAGAAGAGCCAGTGTCTCGACTTGCCGAAGGTTACCCATGTGGACCGTGACGCGCCCCTGACGCCACAGCAGAACAAGTATTACAAGATGCTCAAGAACCAGATGTGCATGGAAGCTGACGGCGAGCAGGTAAGCGCGGTCAATGCGGCGACTAACTTGAACAAGCTGCTACAGATCAGTGGAGGTGCGGTCTATTCGGATACTGGCGAGGTCGTACAGTTCGACGTTAGCAACCGCATCAACGCCGTGTTGGAAGTGATTCGCGAAACCAACCGCAAGGTGCTGGTCTTCGTACCGTTCACGCACACCATCGAGCTATTGCGCGAAGTGCTGGAGAAAGAGAAGATCAGTTGCGAGGTCATCAACGGCAAGGTCAACCTCAACAAGCGCAGCCAGATCGTCGCTGACTTTCAGTCGCTGCCTGACCCCCGTGTGCTCATCATCCAACCACAAGCAGCAAGCCACGGCCTGACCCTGACAGAGGCAGACACAATCATCTGGTACGCACCTGTGACCAGTGTGGAGACCTACCTACAGGCAAACGCCCGTATCGATAGGCCAGGTCAGAAGCATCCTATGACCATCGTGCACATCTCCGGCAGCGAGGTAGAACATAAGCTTTACAAGATGTTACGGGGCAACATCGAGAACCACCAAAAAATAATCGATCTCTATCGTCAAGAAATTTTACAAACCGCTTGACAATGTATAATGTAAAAAGTATTACCGCCATAGGTAACGTCCCTTGCGACGGCGCTGATTACAAAAGGCGGACCTGAACAGACAGGTTAAGTGGGGCGTTACCGACCAAGAAGGAGCTAACTATGACAGACATGAAAGCGGACGAGCTAGTTCTCACATACCGCAAAATACGTGATGCTATCAACGAGAAGGAAGAAGCACACAAGGAAGAGATTGCCGATCTCAAGGCACAGCAGGACGTGTTATCTGCTGCACTTCTCGACTTGTGTAACGAGCAGAATCTGGATAGCATCCGAACCCCTGCTGGGACGGTTACGCGCACGGTGAACACCCGTTACTGGACGAACGATTGGGAGTCTACGTATGAGTTCATCAAGGAGCATGATGCTTTGCACCTGCTTGAGCAACGTATCCATAACGGCAACATGAAACAATTTTTAGCAGAAAATCCGGACGATCTACCAGTCGGCCTTCAAGCCGATACCAAGTATGTCGTGCGCGTACGTAAACCCGTTTCGAAGTAAGGAGATACTAAATGAGCAACCTATCAATCTTTAAGCAAGCAGGTGCGGTATCGACCGCAGCTAAACGTGAACTGTCTGACCTTGGCAAATCCCTTGCCTCTGTTAGCAACAGCCGCCGCATCCAGACCAACACTAACGGCACCTTCAAGCGTCTTGTGAACGGTGAGCAGATTGGCAAAGCCATCCGTGGTGAGTTCAACGCTATCATCGTGGACGCACTGCCTAAGGTCAGCCGCACCTTCTACGCTGGCAAGTACGATCCAGATGCCAAGCCTACCCTACCTGACTGCTGGTCAAACCTAGGCGATAAGCCTGAAGCAGCCGCTGGTAACCCACAGGCTAGCAACTGCGTGTCGTGCCCACAGAACGTCTCGGGTTCGGGCGATAACGGTAAGGGTCGTGCATGCCGCTTCCAGCGCCGCATCGCTGTTATCCTTGAGGGTGATGATTCGGGTGACGTCTATCAGTTCAACGTCCCAGCTAAGTCGCTCTTCGGTAAGGGCAACGGCAACGTGCATCCGTTCGAAAGCTACGTAAAGTTCCTGATTGCCAACGGTGAAAGCCCAGACGGCGTTGTGACCAACATCGCATATAACCTCGACGCTGAGACAATGCAGATACAGTTCACCCCTGTGCGCGGTGTCAGCGACGAAGAGTATGCACTGGTCAAGGAAGCTCGTAACGATCCGGCTACCCGCCAGATGATTGTGCTGACGGTTGCACCACAGACGAACGCCACTGCACCGCAGGAAGAAGCTAAGCCACAACCAAAGGTCACCTACTCCGACGAGCCGGATGAGGATGAAGAAGTTGAAGCACCGAAGAAGCGTGTCTCTAAGGCTGCTGAAGACGTTGTTCCTCCGAAGAAGGACCTCGCTAATGTCCTTGCCACTTGGGGCGATGACGATGATGAAGACGAGGACTGAGAATGTCGTACGGCTATAGCCTGAGACTTATCGAACGGAATAACCAAGCGAATGAGAGGAAGCTGGGTGTGCAACTGGGGCGGGCGTGTATTAAACACAACGTGCCTGTCGCGGTTGTCGCCAGCAGGTTTGGGGTAACCAGACAGACGGTGTATAATTGGTTCAGCGGGACTAGTAATCCTGCTGAATCCCTTCACGGCCTAGTTACCCACTACATCTCTACGCTTTCATAGGGTTCGCCCTATGATGTTTCCTATTTTTTCCAGGCGTTTTTGCGTCTGATGGCTGGTGACTGTTGTATATGACAAACTTCGATCTTCTCCAAACTGTCCAACCTGATGACGGCTACTTCGCTATTGTCGGGATAAAGGAAGGCAGTTGGACTAAGCAGGAACTGGTTGCCACGCGGGAAGAGGTCGATGCCCTTGCCGAGGAGTATGTGGCCGAAGGCCGTAACGTCTTCTTCGGTGTTGCTAAGTATACTACGGATGAGAATCGCACTAAGGATAACGTAGCGGGACTAAAGTCTTTCTGGCTCGACATCGACTGCGGTGAAGCCAAAGCAGAGGTGAACCCGAAGACTGGCCGACCTGATGGGTACATAGATCAGGAAGCAGGGATAGAAGCACTTAAAGCTTTCCTTGCTACCACCGGTCTACCTAAGCCCATCCTCGTCAACTCAGGACGCGGGATACACGCATACTGGGCGCTGACCGAGAGCATCACCCGTGAAGAGTGGGAGCCAGTAGCAGCACGGCTGCGTGACCTGTGCAACATCCATAAGTTCTACATCGACCCGCAGGTCTTCGAAGTGGCGCGCATCCTGCGCATACCCGACACTCTCAACTTCAAGGACAATCCTCCGAAGCCAGTGACCGTGTGGGCTAAGGCTAAGCCGGTAGACTTCGCGCTGTTCTACAAAACGCTAGGGGTGAAAACGCAAGACTTAACCCCCCTAGAAACTCCGAAGCGGGAACTATCAGACCTCGCTAAGTCCATGCAAGAAAACGTAACGTCACGCTTCAGCAAAATCATGACGCGCAGCGCAAAGGGCACGGGCTGCCAGCAGCTGCTCGACTGCTTCGAAACTCGCGATAGCCTGTCGGAAGGCCGGTGGTTCAACGCGCTGTCGGTGGCAAAGTTCTGCATCGACCAAGACACTGCAATCCATACCCTGTCTGAAGGGCATCCTGACTACGAACCAGGGAAGACGCTGCACAAGATCAAGCACATCTTGGGGCCGCACACCTGCGAAGTGTTCGAACGTAATAACCCTGGTGGCTGCGAAGGCTGTCCGCATATGGGCAAGATTAAATCACCAATCATGTTGGGTCGCGAGGTTCAGGCAGCGACTGACGCCGACAACGTCATCATAGAAGAACCCGAACTCGAAGGCACATTGCCGACAATCCACGTGATACCTGACTACCCCTTTCCGTTTTTCAGGGGGAAGGCCGGTGGTATTTACCGCAAGCCGCCACTAGATAAGAACGGTGAGGAGTCGGAAGAGGGCGACATCTGTGTGCTACCTTACGACATGTACGTCCTGAAGCGCATGCGTGATCCGGTGCTGAAAGATGTCGCGGTGATTAAAATCCATAAGCCTAAGGACGGTGTAACCGAACTTACGGTGCCCCTCACACAGGCTGTGGAACCCACGGACTTACGGAAGTTATTGGCAGGGGAGAGTATCCTCTGCGGTAAGAAGCAGTTTGAGTTCATATCGGAATACATGAGAGCATCAGTGTCGATGCTGTCTGATAAAGCAAAGGCAGAGCAAATGAGACTACAATTTGGATGGGCTGACAACGACAGCAAGTTTATCGTTGGTGATTCGGAAATCACGGTAGAGGGGGCGTATTACAGCCCGCCATCGTCAACCACTTCGGAGATTGCACGGCGCATGGGGCCGGTAGGCTCGTTCGAAAAGTGGCAAGAAGTCTTCAACCTATACGGTACCCCTGGGCTTGAGCCACATGCGTTCGCTGCGCTTACTGGCTTCGGTGCGCCAATCTTTAAGTTCTTGGGCCAGCGCGGCGCAATGCTTAACGTCATTCACCCTAGTTCCGGTACAGGTAAGACGACGATCCTGCACATGGCTAACAGCATCTGGGGATCACCTGACGGCCTGTGCTGCGTGAAGGAAGACACGCTGAACGCTAAAATCCTGCGGCTCGGTATGTACAACAACCTGCCGTACACCGTTGATGAAATGACCAACATGAACGACAAAGAGTTCTCGGCTCTGGTCTACAACATCACGCAAGGTCGGGGTAAAGACCGCGTCAAGGCATCGTCGAACGAACTGCGCCACAACGCAACGTCATGGCAAACAATGGCCCTATGCTCATCAAACGCATCCTTCTACGAGAAGATGGGTGTAGCTAAGAGCAGCCCAGACGGTGAGTTGATGCGCTTGGTCGAGTACAAGATTGACTACACAGATGTGCTCGACCCGTTCGTTGCCAAGGATATGTTCGACCACCAACTGATGGACAACCACGGCCATGCCGGTCGCATCTACGCAACGTGGCTCGTCAAGAACTACGAAGAAGCCAAGCGTATCGCGCTTAACACCCAAGCTAAGCTGGATCGGGAACTGCAACTGCTGCCACGCGAGCGCTTCTGGTCAGCGGTATTGGCTGCTAACTTGGCAGGCGGCATCATCGCCAAAGACATTGGGCTAATTAACTGGGACATGGCGCGCATCTACGACTGGGCTTGCGGCATGCTGCTTGGCCTTCGTGAAGATGTAGAACCGCCACGCAACAACGCTATCGAGATAGTCGGTGACTTTATCCGTCGCAACACGCAGAACATCTTGGTGGTTAACGACGGGGCAGACTTGCGCTCCAACATGCATGCCGCCCCGCTACTGGAGCCTCGCGGCGAACTGATGATTCGGTGGGAGCCTGACACTAAGAAGATGTTCATTGCCGTAGCTTCGTTCAAAAAGGACTGCGCAGAAATCCAGGTCAACTATAAGGAGACCCTGCGGCAGCTTAAGGAACAGGGCGTGATGAAGGAAAAAGGCAAAGTGCTCAAGCGGATTAACAAGGGCATGAAGCTGGAAGGCCCGCCAATCTACTGCCTTGAGTTCGATACCTCGATACAGGAGTTCTTCAACGTCAGCAGCACCTTGGGTCTTGAGGTCGAAGATGAAGATCGAGGGGGTTAGTTACGACATTAACTGGAAGGCATTCAGGCGAGGCACGTCGATATTTATCCCGTGCCTCGACCCCCCACGTGCCAAAGAAGAAGTCCGAGCCATACTGCGCAGGATGCGCATCAAGGTGGTTATGAAGCTCGTGATCGAAGAAAATATTAGGGGTTTACGTATTTGGCGGATGTGATTAATATGGTCGCCGGAAGTTTGCTCCTTCCTTGATGCTTGCATCATCCCCTAACCCTCGGCTGCCCACTCAGCCGAGGGTTTTTTATTTTTCCTTCTTCACTTCGCTGTAGGTCTGGTTGAACGCTTTGTAGACGTCGTTCAGGGCGTCACGCTTATCTTGGACGCTGGCGTAATTGCCTTCACGGTAGTCCTTGTTGATGGTCTGTATCTCGGACAAAGCTGTATCAAAGGCATCCATAACACGCGTGTCAGCCTGCACAGGGAATGCAGCTTCGTTCTCAGCCCATGCTTCGGGTTCCTCGTCGGATTTTTTGTATGTACTATGGATCGACTTAAGACGGTCATAGTCTTGGTAGAACTTGTTCATCGGAACGTACTCGCCACCCTTACCGAAGTACGTGCTGACAAGCGGGATACGTTCTGCAAGTGTCTTATCCGGCTTAGCCTCTCCGGTCAGCAGGTCTAGGGTATCACGCCCAAAACCATAAGCACCTCCGAAAATCTGCTGGGCAATATACCGGTACTGTTCGGGTTGAGCGCTTCCGGCGGATTCCACCGTGTCGGTGCCCCCAAAGAGGGAGTTCATACCTCGCGCAATGAATTTCCAAACTTTACCGGTCTCTTCACGTCCAAGTTCTGACTTTGGCTCAGTGTTGTACTCGCCTTGGGGTGTGTAGATTTGCGATCCGAAAGCATTCCGGTTAGCCATTAAATCACGGAGCGGTTGCAGCCCTATGTCGGGGACGAGTAAGTCAACACCAGCGGATAACCCCTCAGTGCCTTCGGCTTTGATAGGGGACGCCAGACTTACGAAACCCGTGACGATGTTGGTGGCTGCCTCCATGGGTTCAATGTCCTGCAAGAACATCGCCATAAGCTGGCCACCTACATAGTTGAAATAACCTATACCAAAAGCGGTTGGGACGGATGCATAGTCGTTAATGCCGGGGCCATATCGGGCGATTACCCGCGTCTGGGCAGTTACGTTATTGACCTCAAGGATATTCGGACGCCCGTCTTCGTCGTCATCACCTGCACCAGGGCCAAAACGGTTGAACAAGTAGAGCAGCATCCCTGCGCCGACCAATTTGGTGAATAGCTTACGTGCAATTGTGCTGTATCGCCCTTGAGAGAGTAGTTTACGCGCACCCCCAACAGTCGGGCTAAAGAAGAAACTCCAGTTATCGAGGAGAGAGGCCATTTCGCCCCGACGGGTCATGTCCAACGTAGAGTCAAGGGCCAGCGCGGCTGCGTCTTCGCGGCTGATATTCACTTCGAGCGCCGCACGATAGGTGGCGAAACGCGCATGGAGATCGAAAAGCTGAGATGCATGGTCCAACGCACCCGCTACTGCATCCTTAGCTAAGAGTGCGGCAGCAATAGGGTCGGCGCGTTTGGCAGCGGCGTAACGCTTGATGGTCTTGGCTGTGTCCTGCGCGTAGCGCTCCGCGTCCATAATCTGCGCATGGCCGACTGCGCCCCCGTCTTCGAGGAACTGGTCGAAGAGCAGTGCCATTAGCTCGCCTTCGGCTGTGGTCGGGTCCTTACCTTTAAGGTAATTCGAGATGGTGCCCATCCCGCTCCGCACGGCGGCGATATTTCGGAGGGTCCGCTTAAAGAGTTTGGTACCTTCTGCTGGACCACCCTTAATGCCTTGCGCAGCACGAGCCGTCGCAAGAGCTTCCGAAAAGTCGCGCAACCACGATACCCCAAAAGTGAAAACGGGGCTGTAGCGGGTCTTCATCGACTTAAGAAAACTCCCGACCTCCGCGATACTGGGAATACGCATATCCATATTACCTGCACGGAAAGAATACCCTGCATGCATAATCTGATCGAGAAGGCGCGGCGTCATATTACCAAACAGACGGTATAGCGCATTACCCGCTGGGGTTTCGGCGAACTCGATGTAATAGGGTTCGCCGTCCTTCTTGACGATCATAAGGCTGGAGTCTTTTTGCGCCGCAATCTGGTTCATATCGACTGGACCAGCGGGGCCGATCTTTGGCATTGTCACATGTCCGCCTGGATACGTCTTTTTCTTAGGCGTGTAGACCGTGACAAGGTCCTCGTGACTTTTAGGGTCGCTGAGTATGTTGTTGAGGAAAGTTTGTTTAACCTTGTTCTGCTCGATACGAGCAATAGCAGACTGCGCATCAGTCATGAGGTTGAAGAGCGGGTTGAACGGTATCGATTTACGGCCCCGAGTCGTCATCGCTTCGCGAACACGAGTACCATTCTTTTTGGCAATACCGCGTTCTTCGTCGCTATGCGGATTAGGCTCACCATCAACCTGCATATCACCGTCTAGTGCATAACCCTTAAGCGGTGTGTAGAACGGCTGCGCCTTACGCATGGCCTCCCAAACTTTCTTAGGTAGAAGCCCAGCTTTCACCCGCTGATTACCCATATAATCCACAAGTGCATCGTGCAGCTTAGCAACCTCACGTAGTTTGGGGCCAAGCCCTTCAAGTTCAAGTTCGTCTAGCTTTGCCTGAGCCTGAGCATCCGACATCCCCGAGCCGTTTTCCTCACCGTTGCGTTCGCGGACCAGTGCGTTACGGGCAGGAGCGCTGCGCGCCCAGAGATACATAGCTATATCCGCCGGATCGAGACCTAGTTCTACTACCTTGTCTTCAATAGGCTGGAGGTACCAGCGGTTAAGTCGCATCTGACCACCGATTTTACGGGTCTCCAGTAGCTCAAACTTGCGCGCTACGTCGAGATCGGCAGGTAGTTTGGTAACCCCATAAGCAGCCGATAGTGCACGGGAGTAATCATATGCGGTCTTATATTTGCCTTCGAGCCTACGCCGACTCCTGCTCCACATGCTTTTGACACGACGTTCTAGATCGGCAGCGAAGCCGATAGCTTCCGCACGAGGACGGTTAAGCGCCGCAGGGAAGGCACCCTCGATAGTGGTAGGATCAGCCTCTAACTGCTCTTCGATTGGGCTGATATCCTCTTCAGGATTATTGATCGTCTGCTTGGTAGCAGTAGGTGCGGGCTGTTCGGTTACTGGCGCAGCCGCTTTAGGTGTAGGGGAAGCTACTTTTACGGCATCCGCTTTAGCCATAAACTGCAAGGCGTCATCGGCAAATTTGTTTAGCGGGCCGTCGGATTTTTTGTTATTGTTAACGTCGGCTACCCACCGAGCCAAGGTTTCAGCAGTTTCTATAGCAGCACTGGGGTCAACGAACTGCGCGCCGCGCAGCCATATAGTAGCAGCGGCGGTGTTACCACGGTCACCATAAACTTTATCAGTGGTAGGAACCAACACCGATACCTGCGTACCTACAGTGCCGTCTTTGGCGATAAATTGCTCAACTCGTACATCAGACTGACTACCAGTGGGTCTAGGGCGTCCAGGTATATCGTACTGAATTACATCGTTCGGCACCCATGCAGGCTTCTCGGCACCCGCAACAGTGGCCTGCGACCCACCATCGTACCAGAAAGCTGACACAGCCATATTTTCATACGGTACCAGTTCAACAGGCGTACCAGCAGGTGCTTCTTCCGCTACAGGCGCTTCCTGCATTACCGGCGCTTCTTCGACCACTGGCGCTTCTTCGACCACTGGCGCAGCCTCTGCTGTCGGCGCTTCTTCGATTGCTGGCGCTTCTTCCTGTACAGTTTCCTGTACAACTTCATCGGCTACCGGCACTTCTTCCTGTACAACTTCTTCGATTACCGCTTCAGGCGCAGTACCTCGTTCAATGATTTCCGCAGGAAGCCCACCAGGCTCAACAGGAAGCTGGGCAGTAGTTATGGGTTCAGCACTCTCCGCAATCTGTGCCTCAAGTGGTGCTGCATCTCCCCGCAGCATGCGGGTTTCTTCCACAGTCGGGTCGCCAAGCGCTGGGTTCTCGTCGAGCAACTCAGTAAACCCACGGTATTTATCCGTGATGGTCGGATCAGCAAGCACTTGGCCCAGTAATTCCTGACGCCGCTGGGTGTACTCACCTTCAGGACCGAACACCGCATTCGCTGCTTCGAAGCCACCGATACGCTCAATCTCGTGCCGATAAAGCGGTTTATACCCTTTTTTGCGGAGCTTGGCATCGATACTCTCAGCTTTACCGACTACGGCGCGTCTGGCTTCAAGGGCTTCAATATTTTTGATTGCCCTACGTGCTGCGGGTATATTCTTATTTGGTTGAGCGTCTAACTTAGCCCGTTCGGCTGCAATCTGCGCATCGATAGCTTCTTGGGCAGCGAGTATCTCTTCCTCTCTCCCAGTAGGTATGCGGTCATCGTACAGCACACTCTCGATAATATTCACGCGGTCAACAAGCTGCTGCCGTTCAGACGTGTCCTTCTCTTGTCCTGCAGCCGTCTCGGCATCCGATTCCGCCCGCATAGCGTCATACAGTGATGCGACTTCAACGGGTGTAGGAGCGTCAAAACCGTTCTGAACCATGAGGGCTTCGAAGGTTTCAACTTTATCGACGGAGTTAGGGTCATTCGCGATGGCGTTAAGAGTCGCCGCACGCTGCTCACGCATTGCACGCATCGTGTCAATCTGACTTTGGATTGCTTCGTCAGAGAGTGGCGCGGAGGTTTCAGTGCTTGTCGGTTGGTCTACATCAGGAGCAGTGCCCTCCAGAGCAGCCCCTTCAGGAGGTGCGGTGACGAGACCCACATACTCGTTGTTGAGCTTCACTGCCTCGTCGAGCACAAGCATGCGGGCAATTTTAGCATCTTCTGAAAGACGCGCCCTGCGTAGACCGTTTTGCTGCTTCTGGAGGTAGGTTTCCGTCTTCTCGGGGGTACCCAACGCCATGTTGTTATTGAGCGTCGTGGTTACACTATTGATGTAGGACTGCATATCGCTGTCAGGTTCAGCGTTCCCAAGGGCACCAACAAGCCGCTGCGTAAGTGCGGGGGCAGAAAGAGTATCAGGGATAGGTACAGCACGAATGCCCTCGGTCGGGGCACGCATGCGATATAGTTCTTTGAGTGATGTCTGATAGACGGTGCCGTCAGCGCGACGGGCGAGCACATCACCATTTTCATCAGGCTCGGATATCCGCTGCACCTTCTGCCGCGTGAGTTGCGACGGGTCTTCATAGCTTCCGACGTTGACGTCAAACTCTTCAATGGGTACGTTTGCCGCCGCTGTCTGTTCGAAAGCTTTTTTACGGTTATCCGCAGCGCGTTTACCAAGAACATTCGTAAGCTCGACACCACCGCGCAGACCACCACCGACGATTGCGCCGTACATTGCTTCTTCACCGACCCCTTCGGTTACATCTTTTTCGGGGTTGTACGTCGTCTGCTCGACAACATTTTGCGCCAGTTTTGCGCCGCCTTCCTGCGCACCTTCTTCAAAGGCGGCGACACCCACACGGCCCCGCGCAGTTTTCTGGATGTCGGCTACGAGCGCACGTGCTTCCGCTGCCGCAGCTTTTGGGGACATACCACCCACCTGCACGCGCTCCGCGAGGTTTGCGATTTTCGCTGTCATAGACCCACGCAAAGAAGACGGAACACGGGCCATCATAGTGTCTAGGGTGAGAACTTCTGTAGCACCGATAGCAGCGCCGAGAGACTGTGCGAATGCGCGCACAACAGGATTAACGGTCTTCCCTGTTTCAGCTTCGTATTGTTCAACCGCCTGACGCTGTTGTTGCGCACCAGACCCTGCGCCTAATGCAAGTTGTGTCGCTTGTTCTGCCCGTGCGATTGTAGGGACAGCACGTGTACCAGCGACAGCCATACCCGCACGAGAAGCACCACGGAGAGCAAACGCAGGTGCGACACTACCCGCTGCTTCAGAGAGCTTACGAAGTTGCCTAGCACCTGCACCGAACTTAGCCGCGTCGCTCTCGTCAGGTGCAAGGTAGTTTTGGATTATCTGCTCACCGAATGCTTCAGATGCTTTACCTGGGGATTCAATACCCACCCCACCCAACAGACTAGGAAGACCTGTGACATACCGGACCGCACCAGCACCAAGCCCTTTGAGTTGATCCATAGCAGCTTGGCCGAAAGACCGTTCAGGCACGAGGGTACCTGTGCGCTTTATATAGTCTAGTTCGGCTTGGCTGTCTTTGACAACCCCACGATACACATCTGTATACCGGTTAAGGTTCTCACGCATACTCTTGGTTGCGCCAGGTATTTTAGCCATCCCTTCATTGGTAGCAATACTTTTCTGGTTTCTAGCAATGTCGGCGTTAAGGGATTTAATCCGCTTAGCGATTTCAGCCGACGTCTCTGGGCTAGCTTGCCTGTTGGAGACGGGAGCATTGCCCCGCGAAGAGCCTTGGACAATCCTCTGAAGGTCAGATGCCGTAGACCCTTTCGGGGCGTCTATTTCGTAGCGCCTGCCGTTATAATCATATGTGTACCGATAGTTTGCCATGCGGCACTCCTATCATCAATTAAGTGGTCGGGAAGAAACAATCGTACCAGAGCCACCGCTGCCAGTGCCTCTCTTAGCCTTTTGCTCCTTAAGGTACTTGTTGAATTTCGGCAAATTAGTTGGGAACTTTGTTGTAGTGATGGGAGCACGCCCAGCGAGGAGAGCGGCATTGTTAAATGCGGTACGCGCATTTGCATACTGTGTCAGCAAATCGTACGTAAGCACGTGAGTACCAGCTTTCTCAGATGCCGTAATACTTTTTGCTATAGCATCTAAGTCTTCTTTTGCCCCTTTAGCGCGTTCGGTAGCTTGTGCATAAGACAAAGGTTTTTCGCCGCTGCCGCCACTACCGCCGCTACCGCCGCTACCACGGAGGCTGGCCTCATACCTACGGAGTTGGCGATCAAGCTCATTTTCACCCTTAGTGAACGCACGGCCAGCTTCTGCTTCGCCACGCTGGAACTCACGGCCAATCTGACCTTCGCGACCTTGGATACCAGTCCGCTGCATTTCAAGTAGCTGCATAGCCTTCTGAGCGGCAACAGTGTTGCGGCCCTGTTCGAGATCGATGAGACCCTTCTGGATTTCACGCTCTTCTGCGCGACGTTCTTTTTCTGCAGCCTTAAAGCCAGGTAGTGCCGCACCGATACCTCGGGCAGCAGACTGAAGCAGAGAACCAGGCGTGTTTGCCATGGCAATCCCCGCCTCAATTAGTGCCATGTTAATATCTTTTTTACGGCCCGCTTTCAGCGCTTCAGGAGTACGTCGCTTAAGCAAGTCGGCTTCATACTCACTCGAGTATTTGGTCTCTGGCACGCCAAATAGTTTGTCCCGCATAGCAGCATTTGCCGACGGGTCTTTGTAGTTATAACCGAAGTACGTATCAGGATTGCCATCCCCGTCTTCGTCAACCTCGTCACCGGCAGCAAATGCAACCAATCCGCCACCTGCATAGCCGTCACCGAAACCACCATTGCTAGGCTCGTCGAACATACCGTCAGGCAGAGGCATATCGGAGAGACCGCCGCCAGAAGCGTAAGGAGGTACCATACCACCCATAGCCATCATCGGCATTTCACCCTGCGGAGCAGGCATTTCTTGCGGCGGAACCACACCCATAGGTGGCGTAGCATCCATAGGCGGCATAGCCGCTGCTTCCGGTGTAGCGCCTAACCCAGCAGGTGCCGCCATCGGGGGAGGAGCCGGAGGAGCGAACACCTGCTGAGCTACAGTTTGCTGTGGCGCAGCTTCCATCTGGGCAGCAGAGCGCATACGGTCAATAAACATACCCGCCATCGTGCCCGCTGTGGGGTCAATGATCCCCATCTGCATGGCTTCAGCAATCTTCTGCTTGTTGCCGCCGTAGTCCTTGGCGATTTGTTCTGGGGACTGTAGGTCGTACGGTTTCGTTTCCATGATTATCCTCCCCGGAACGTATTATATATGCCAGCCGCAGCAAGTCCGCCGCCCAGAAGCTGTGAACCTACCGAAGCACTGGGAGCGTACGTCGTGGTTGCCGATTGGGGGGTTACTGGTACGCCGCGCAGTAAGCTGCTGTACTGCTGAAGCTGTTCCATCGGATAGTCACGCTGACGTAGGAAGTCCTGATACTGTTGATCAAGGCGTTGTTGATTAAGCGCTTGCTGCTGTGCAGCTGTACTTGTCTGCAACCCGAAGCGGGCTTGGTCGGCTTGCGATTGCGCCGAACCGATATTAGCAAGTGTCTGACCCATCTGACCAGCCTGTGCCAACCCTGCGAGACCCTGCGACGAGCCAAACTGACGAGACTGCTCTGCCATACGCTGCCTATCAAGGTCAGCCTGTTGGTTAGCTTGTAATGCTGCAAGGCCAGTTTGCTGGTTAGCCAGTGCAGCGCGCAGTGCGTTCTCCGCGTTCATACCCTGTGCTTGGAACTGCTGTGCTTGGTTGTTGACCCGTGCCTGCTGTTCATTTGACAGGTTAGCCAGTGCGACCTGCAGCCCAGTCTGGGTGCCTAACTGTTGTGTTTGTAGTGCGGCAGCTTGGTTCTGCTGCGCCGTGGTCATACCCGCTGCGCGGTCACGCTCGAACTGCTGCTGCGCACTCTCATACGCTGACTGCAAACCACGCGACTGGATATCACCAAGCTGTTGGCCTAAGTTACGCTCACGCTCCATAGAAGCGAGGAGCTGTCGGCTACCACCATATGTGCCTTGACGGGAAGAGCCGAGGTCCTGTGCAACCTGCCCGCGCCGAGCACTTGTAATAGCTTCGCGCATCTGAGGTTCCAGCGCCTGCTGGATAAACGGAGACATATACTGCGCAGCCTGCTGACCACCAAAACGCTCAGGTCCCTGCATCTGGAAGTAATTAAGGTTCGGGTTGTAACCCGATTGCGCAGCTTGCATGTTCTGCGCGGCGACTTGTTGGGCCTGCACATTGCCCAACCCACTAATCTGCTGCGAACTAAACTGGCTAGGGTTATACTGCCCCGCTGCGATTGAGCGGTTCGCAACATCAGAAGCAAGGCCGGTAGCAGTACCAAACTGACCTGGTGTTTGCTGGTTTAGGATGTTACTTTGGACATCCCGCTGTTGCTGCGTAAAATCGGCAAGACGCTCTTGGCCATAAGTCTGATACGGCGTCGTTAGGTTTGCCTCTGCACGCTGCATCAACCCTTCGTAATAAGGACGTGCGTATTCGGGGAGGGATGACTGAACAACCTCCGACCGCTGTACCTGATTACTGCTACCGCCACCACCGCCCATATTACGCTCCTAGTCCTGCATCTGCGACTGGCAATTCATATACCTGCCAAAGTGCTTTATATCCATCGTTTTTAAAAATCTTTGACCAGCCGACCCTACCAGAAGATTCGATCCGATCACAGTCATTATCGTACGCCCAGTGCTGCAACATTTTAAGCATGGGTGCTTTCCATTCCATACCCTCGTCACCTGCGCAAAAAACCATATCAAGGCATAGCATACGTGGGTACTGTTTAAAGCAGGTTACTGTAATGCCTTTGATCTCTTCGTCTACAAATGCAACCCAAAGATGGTGGTCATACTGCGTAATCGAGTCGAGGATATCTTCAGGTTCATACCGACCAAACGTGTACTCCGCAGCTTTACTCAGGTACGGGAAGATGCGAGGCCATAACCCACTCACATGATCGGTAGGGATAAGCGAAACTTGCATTATGCAAGCCCGCGACGCACTTTAGTGTCTTGGCCGCGCTTCGCCTTCTTACGGGCTTTGTGAGCCTTATTCATAAGTGAGTATAGCTTATCGGCCCCCTTCTTTGGGTTGCCTTTGCCAAGGCGGCGCACTGCGTCTGCGGGCATTAGAACCTCGTCACGCGCAACACGTGCTGGCTGGTCGCGGCCTATACGGGCAGGGATACTATCACTTACTCCATCAC